AACTTGACCGCCTTCCCGGTCGAGAAGTGTTGGAGTGCGTCGCCCGCCATTACCCGATCACCTGGTAGTTGAAGCTGTAGGTGGTGTTGGCCTGCGCCGCCGCTGGTGCGCCCTGTGTCGCAATCGTGAACCCGGTGGTCGTCACGCTCGTCACGTACGGAAGCAACGCCGCAGAGGCAGCGTTGGCCGGGGTCGCGTTGACGGTGGGAGGGGACGCATACGTCTGGTTGAACGTGACTGCGATCAGCGCCCCCGCCGCCGGGCTCGTGCCGGTGCCGCCGGTGACGTTGCCTCTCGCGTCGTTCGACCCCGACGTGACAACCGGGGCGGGCGGGGATGTTCCGGCGCCGCTGCCGGCGAGCGCCGTGGGGGGCGTGCTCTGGACCGCCAACAGGTGTTGTGCGGTCAGTTCCCCGTTGGGGCCGCGAAGTGCTAGACTGCCGCCGGTCGCGTCGTCCTTGTATGCCAACTGCGCGCCGGGAAGAGTGAGTGTGCCGCCTGCCATAGTTTTCTCCTATTAGGTGATGAGCCCAGCGCCATTGAAGGTCGTGGGGTTGGTCCAGAACTGATTGTTCCCGGCGCCGGACTTGGTGGCCTGCACCAGGGGCATGAGTGCCTGATAGTCGTAGACCTGTTCGACGTAGACCGCCTCGGGTTGCTGAATCAGCGAATTGCTGCCGCTGTCGATCGCGGGCTTGTACTTGACCCAGAGGTACTCCCAACCCTTTTTGCTGATGCCCGTGATGGGTCCGACCGTGAGGTTTTGTGCGTTATCGCTCTCGGACCAATTCAAGGTCAGTTCCCAGTCGGTGAAGCCTTTCCGCTTCGACCCGTCCGCACCCAGAAACAACAGTTCGCCGGGCTGGAAGGTGTAAATGATGCCGTCGACGTTCAACGTAACGGTGTCACTGTTCACCTTCCCGGTCAGGGACTTGAGGGAATTCATGTACTGCTGGGTCATGTTCGCGGGGGCGATGTAATAACATGTCTTGAAGTCGAAGCTCGGAACATGAATGTCGATGCCTTCGACCCCGCTATCGGTAACGTTGATTCCACCATGGAAGTTGGGGGGCGGGATCAGGTTTCCGTTCCCGTCCTTGTTGGTGGGGTCTCCGTAGCCTTGAATGGTCTGCCGGCTGTTGGTGACGTGCTGAGTCCCGCCCCCGGTCGTGAAACTGAAACTCGCGTCATTCGTGGCTCGGTCGCCGGTGGCGCTCTTGAAATTGACAGTGAACCGCCAGAACCCCGGCGCGATCCACTCTCGGGGGACGTTGTTCAGGGCGTTGCCGAGTTCCGAAATCGTGGCGCAGTGCTTGAGAAAGAACAGCGTGACGACGGCCGGATCGTCGGCGTTGTCTGTTGATGGGTTGATGTCGCCCCAGACGATGGCTTGATAGAAGTCGGCGGCGTCTTTGCCGACAACACCTTCACGAGACTTCCAGCATTCGGAAAGGTTGAGTCCCATTAGTCCTCGTACTCGATTTTCGCAGAGCCCCCGGACTCCACGGCCTTCTGAATGTCGGCGAGATGCTTAATCATTTTGTCCCGCTGGCGGGTCGCGGACGATTCGCCCATGCCGGACACCCCTGCGGCATTGAAGGTCCCGGCGACGCTCGATTTCATGGCGCCCATAATCCCGTCCGATGCACTGTCCGCGTCGAACGCGGGCTTCTTGAAGTGCGGCCCGTTCGCCTGGGCGTCGTGTGCGGCCTGCTGGTTCAGGTCGGCCAGTTGCTGTTTCAGGGCGGCGACATCCTTCTCGCCATTGGCCTGTGCCTGGGTAAGCCGCTTCTCGAGGTCCGACTTGTCCTTGGCGAGCTGCGCCTGACGCTCGGCCTCGATCTTCTGCCGGGCGGCTTCCGCCCCGGAGACTCGGCCCGGCTGTGCGGCGGCAAAACGGTCGTCGATGCCCTTCTGGCTGGCGTCGTAGTCGCGCTGCCGCTGCTGGTCGCGTTGCCGCCGCGCCTTGTCGTCGTAGTCCCCGTAGGTGGCGTAGGCTGCGGCGCGTTGTTGCTCGGCCAGTGCGTGATTGTTCCCGTACTTGCCTGCCTTCTCGTCGGCGTTGATCTTGGCAGTCTCCAACTTCAGTTGCTTGGACCCGGTCGTCATGAACAGGTCTTGCAACAGGTCGGCGACGTGGTTGACCGTGTTGTGAAACGCGCCGCCAAGCCAAGTCAGTAGCTTTTGTGCGGCTGCCTTTACCCCGTCCCAATTGCTCAGGTACTCGGTGACATAGCTCCAAGCCGTGGTGATTCCGGCAGACAGGTTCGTCCACGTGTCCAGTAGTGCGTACCGCAGTTCGGCCCACAGGGACAGAACCGTTGCCTCTCCCCGGGCGAATTCGGTTTTGATGAGGGTCCACAGGATTTTGGCTGCGAGCCCCCAATCGCCCGCTGCCATGGCGTCCCGGATTCCCCCGAACGCCACAGTGGCATCGTCTTTGAGCGTCCCGAAAACGTCGGCCATATAGTTCCCAACAGTCGACCCCACGTTGGTGAACTTCATCAGTGCAGCGGTGCCCAGTGCGACCCCGGCAACGATGAGCCCAAGGGGGGAGGCAACGGCGGCTAGAACGGTGCCGACGACTCCGACCGCAGACACCACAGTCCCCAGTGCGGCCCCGACGAGGGCCATGGTCTGCCCCACAACGATCAGCGCCGCCCCAGTGGCAATCAGCCCGGCCGCGATGCTGGCGGCGAGGATCACGAGACCCTTGTGCTCGGAGATAAACTGTCGGACGGATTGGATGCCACGGGTCATGGCAATCCCGACAGCACGGAGTGCGGGGGCCAGTGCCCCGCCGATCTGGAACACGCCCATCTTCACGACCGACCACATGTCAGTCAGGCGGTCGCTGAATTCCTCGGCGGCCTTGGCGTCCTGGGTGCTCATGGTCAGCCCCAGCGCGTCGGCCTCCTTCATCAGCGCGTTGACGCCGTTGGCGCCGTCGGCCATCAGGGGAATCAGGTCGGCTCCGGCCCGGCCGAAGATCTGCATCGCCAAGGCGGATTTCTCAGTCGGGTTCTGTACCTTCGCAATCGCCTCGGCAATCGCCTTGAATTGCTTCTCCGGAGCCATCCGCCCCAAGTCGGCTGCGGACAGCCCTAATGCCTGGAATGCCTCGGCCGTCTGCTGGCTGCCCTCGCTGGCGTCGAGGATAGAGCGGTTCATCCGCTTGACCCCGTTCATCAGCGACTCGAACGAAACGTCCGACCGCTCGGCCGCGAACTTCAGTTGGGACAGCGCCTCGACGCTCATGCCGGTTTTGGTGGCGGCCTTGGCGAGTTCATCGCCCATCTGCGCAAACGCCTTGGTGGATGCCAGTAGTGGTGCGGCGAGTGCCGCCCCCGCGGCCAACGCCTTCATGCCCATTGCGGTGACGCTGGCCCCCCACGCTCTGAGTCGCTTGGATGCGTTGCTCAGACCCTTGATGAGATTCACGTCGTCGGTAAATAACTCGACGTAGCTTCGCCCTGCCCGAATTGCGCCGGAATCAGCCATTCCACGGGGTTAGACAGGTTCGGCGTTAGAGTGCGGCGGCGACGTTCGTCCCGGTGAGGCGAACGGTGGTGGGGGTGGATGCGGCCTTGGCCCAGATGCCGAGTTCGCCGACACCGTCCTGGCGATCCAACTTGATCAACGCTGCCTGATTGGCCCCGAGTTGGTGCAGGTTCGGCCATCCCCCAGCGGTGGTGACGATGCTGGTGATTTCCGCTGTGGCGGCATTGAAGTCGGTATCCACAAGCCAATCCCGATGGGTTCCCCCGATGATTGAGGCACGGGTCAACTTAAATCCACCGAGCGCCCCGCCGGACCCGACTTGCACGTCCAGCAACAGCCCGCGACAGATGCCGCCGCATTCGAGGATGGCAATCAGGTCGTACGTCCCGGTATCGGTGATGTCGACGTTGCCACTGTCGAACGTGATGGCGTTTGCGCGGCCGAGATTGATGGTCATGCGGAGTTAGACGGTCAGGCTTGGACCGACCCGCTCCATCGACTCGGGAGGTTGGGAAGCTCGGCTTGGAGGGCTGGCCCCATATACGGGTGAGGACTGACGTTGATGGAAACGTTGCCGCTACGCTCGCTCTTGCCGCCCTCTTCCAACACTCGCGGGACGGTGCCTTTGCCGAACTTCTGCGGACCCACCACCACCGAACGGGTCGCGGGGTCGTAGGCGAAATACAGCAGGTCCCGAAGCTGGCCCGCATGGGCGCTGGGCGGCTGTCCCTGCGGTGCTACCGTCTTGCGTCGGCGCATACTGGTCCTGGCCCGCTGGCGGATGAACGCCCCGGCCTTGGACAGCGCGGCCCGTGTCTTCGCGTCCATCGCCTTGAGGACGGGCGCTTTGTCGAAGAAGAGCTTTTTGGCGTCGAACCCGATCATCGTCTGCTCGGCATCGGCCGCTCGTGAAAGATCAGCCGATGCGCTTCGCGCAGGGTCATGCGGACCAATGGCTCGGACTTCCGCTCCGGCTTGGTGCGATACGGGTGGAAGGTGTAACCGTCTGCCGGTTCGGCCTTGGGATCGCGGTTATTGTTGAACAGCATCGCCAGTATCGCGGCGGTCCGATCCCACTCGGCCAGCCGTCGGCCTCGGGCCATCCAATTTAACTCGCGATAGGTTCGGGGTCCGGGGTCGACGCCGAGTTCTCCGGCGAGTTGGTAGAGGTGCCGTTCAACAGCTTCGCCATTAAGGATTCCAGTTCCCCGCTGTCCATCCGCTCCGTCGCTCGGGCAAGCGCCATCGTCCGCAAGGTCTCGATCTTCGCGACCGCCTTCTGCAGTAGTTGACGCTTGCCGTTCGGGAAAAAATCGGAAAGCTCCGCAAGGAACGCCGACGTGGCCCGGTCGATCGCGTCGCCCGCCATGGCCTGCCCGAACTGCTCGTCAGTGATGTTCCGCTTCTCGGCGTCAGGCTTGCAGAGGACGTAGAGCACGTCGACCAGAAGAATCGGGTTGCCGTCGAGTTCCTCGATTAGCTTCCCGTCGACTACATCCAAGAGGTTGACTTCGAGGGCAGCGCGGACGCGCTTGATGGACGTGACGTTGACGTCAAGCGTCCACTCCCGCCCTTCCTTGTCTTTGAAAATATGCATCGGTTCCCGGTTAGGCCGCGATGCCAGCAAGAGACAACTTGTACTGCGGGGTGCCGGCGGACGCGGTGATGATGAATTGCTTGTTCGTGGAAGTAACGGGCATTCCGGCGAGCGGCGAATAGAATTCGATGTGGCCGCCGGGCTCGATCGCACGGTTCAGCCCCGTCCCGGCGCCGGACAACCCCGTCCATCCGTTGCTGCCCGGCTGAGTGAGGGTGATGGTGTTCGTCGGGTCGAGGTTCTCGAGAACGAACGCCTTGACTGCCCCGCCGCTGCCGCCGTTGGAGAAGTCGCGAGTCTTCCCATCCAGCCCGTCATTGGTGAGGGCGGTCAGGTCGATGGTGGTTCCGCCGGTGCTGGCGTTGGCCAGGATCTGGACGGAGTGATTCGCCTGCCCGTTGCCGGTCCCGTTGACCAGCGGCGTCGTGTTCGATGCCGGTTGATGGACGAAGTTCTCGTTGGGAACGGTGACGTTGCCAAAGGTATTGCTCTCACCGCTGGCAAGCGTGAGGCTGAGGGTCGTCGAGTTGAGCATGTGCGGTCCTTATCCTTAAGCCACGACAACCCACTGGGGCGGCACGGCCGACGGGGTCGGCTTCAACGTGACGTTCGCGATCATCGTCCCGGTCAGTGGTTCCTCGCGGACGAACTTGGTGACCACCCAGTCGGCCCAGTAGCCGAAGCTGCCGGGCACGGTGTCGGCCCCGTCAAGCAGCGCCACGGCAACGGGGGTGCGGTTCACCCGGGCGTTGCGAAGCAGAAGGAAATTCGCGTCCGCGGCGTTCCACGGAATCTTGAGGTCGATCGAGACTTCATCGAGGACCAGCGCCGTCAGCTTCGCGAGGCTGCTGCGGTTGCTGGCGTCGGCTTCGCCGACATCGGCGTTGAGCGTCGCATCAGCGATGCAGTTGATCTCCGACAGGCTCCCGGGCGCGGAGCCGGAGTAGAGGTTGCCGACAGCGGTGCCCCACGAGGCGCGGGTGCCCGTGGTCAGGATATATGCCTTGCCTTGAAGGCCGACGGTCACATTGTTCGACATTCGATTGCTCCTACTGATTCACAACGAAGGTCAAACTGACCACGCTCGTTAGAACCTTGAACCTTTTCAGGTGGTCT